GGCGAGTGGGTTGATTGGTTTGTGAGTCACCATTCTTCCTTCACCAGTTACGAAGTCCGACTTACTACATATGCGACAACGACCTTTATCTATCGACGTTCCACCCTTCTTAGTACCAACGTACTTAGCCGTTAAACTTGAACCAGTTAACCCAGAACCGATACAGGAATCTAGGCAACGCTCTAAAGCTTTAACATGAGAGGTTACTTCTAGGTCATAATGCCTATACGATGAACCCTTCTTGCCACCATGATTTCGGTATGGAATTGTGAATAAAGCTAGATGTGGTGAGACAGAGTTAACTGCCCTCCCGCAATTAATACACTTAAGTTCATCGTCCATCTCGGTGACGAAGCCTTTGCAAAACTTGCAGTTATCCATTGATGTAAACAACTTCGTCACCGTTACTCACAACTTGCACTACGGTGTCAGTCTTTAACCCGATTATTGGGTGTTCACCGTCATTGAAGTCTGCGTTGGCAGATACTGCAATTACTTTGTCGCTTCGGATTAACAGATAATCTTCTCGTTCGTAACTCAATTACTTAACCCCCTCTGGAACAAGGTAGGTATCAAACTCTGGTGTTCGATAGCCACCTTCCCAAGCTATATCTCTTATTCGCTTGTCTAAATCTCCACCATCTAGTCTGCCAATGTCACCGTTTAGTAACTCCAAACTAGCTTCTAGCATCTGCTTAAAGTAAGCCCCTAGAAAATAATCCTCCGCTATTGGGGTGTCGTACCTCTTCCAATGGTTCTCCTTGTATAAATCCAAGAACTTAATTAAGTGCTTGATAGCCACCTCAACGGTGTACTCTTTATCCCAAGCTATATTTCGCTCTAGTTGAGTGTTTGGCATTATGTTAACTCCCTAACATCTGTTATAAACTCTCTAACACTTGTTAGAAAGCGACGATTCCTTGAACGATACTTAGCTTTATCAAAGCCAACTCGTTTACCAGTATGGCAAAGTCCACAGCCACGATTCTTTCTAGCCCTAGACTTCCGGTGTTTCTTCATTCTACAGTCGCCCCTCCAATCTTAAATTCGACTACTAATTCGCCGTTACAAGTCTTTAACTTGTCTCCTTTCCAACTTTTAGTTGTTTTAAGACAAGCCCCTTCACTTGCTGAACACCATTGCCCAGAACAAGGGCGTTTATGGGCTTCGACGATAACTCCATCATCTG